GGCGTCGAGGTCGTATGCGTGCGCGCCTATCGAAAAGAAGGTCAGGCTGAGCCTGATTACTTTGGGGTCCCCGTCTTTGTCGAATGGCGGGCTGACGTAACGAATTAGTTAGGAGGACACTATGGCCGAAGGTTCGCGCCGCGGGCTTTTTTATGTAGCTGAAAGCGAGTGGGGCACTACCCCTACAACGCCCAACATGAAGACTCTCAGGAATACTGGCGGCTCAGGCATCGCGCTTGAGCGCTCACATCTCCAGAGCCAGGAGATGCGTTCCGACCGGGCGATAGCCGATATCGCCTTTGGGCAGAAGCGCGCATCACTCGATGTGCCGTTTGAATTCTCATACGGGAGCTATGACGACATGCTGGAGGCCGCGCTGTTTGGCGCGTTTGCGGTGGCCTACGCCATAGCCAAGCTCACTATTAGCGTGAATGCTACGGCAAAAACCTTCACCAGATCCGCCGGTTCATTTATAACCGATGGCGTCAAGGTCGGCGACAAAATCACTTTCGGTGGTTTCACGGACGCCGGCAACAACGGCACGTTCGTTGTTACAGATGTAGCGGCGCTGGTCGTTACTTGTTCCGCCGCGACAGGGCTTGCGAATGTGACCGATGACACGGAGGTCACCGCGACCACTGATCGCTTCGTGCTCAAGCAGGGCGTGACAAAAAAAAGCTTCACCATCGAGGAAGGTTTCCTTGACGTGGATCAGCATCAGGTAATGACCGGTGCTATGGCCGACAGCTTAAGCCTCAACATTGCCCCGGACCAGATCATCACCGGCAATATGCGGTTTATCGGTAAGGTAGCGGGGTCGTTTAGCGCTACTCAGTTGGACGAAACTCCGGACGCCGCATCTACCACACCGGTGTTCAATTCGTTCTCGGGGTCGATCAAAGAAAACGCGGTGGCAATTTCCTACGTTTCGGCGTTGAGTCTAAACCTGGCGAATGCGTTAGCTGCGGACTTTGCCCTGTTCCAGGATGAGGCCTTCCAGATCGGTGTTGGCCGCGCGAATCTCTCTGGTTCCCTGAGCGCTTATTTCCCGGATGCGACCCTTGCAAACAAGGCAATCGCCGGGACCGATACCAGCCTTGAGTTCACCCTCTCGGGCACCTCCGGCAGTTACCGTTTCACCGTTCCGCGCCTCAAGCTGGCCCTCGGCTCAAAGCAGATCGAGGAAAACAAGGTCATACAGACCTACAACTGGCAGGCCTTGCATAGCTCGACACTCGGCACCTGTCTTCAGGTCGAGCGCATACCCGCATAAGGAGTGACGATGAAACTTTCTGACTTTGACAGCAAGACCAGGGCTGATGAAGGCGTAAAAATGCCCCTTCTGCATCCGGTCACCAAACAGGAAACCAATGCCGGCCTGATCCTGTTTGGAGCCGACTCCATGGTGCACAAGCAGGCGCGCAAGGAAATCGATGCTCGCAATCGTGCCTTGGGGCGCCAGCCCACCAGCGAGGAAGTAAACACCCAGGTGATCGAGCTGCTGGCGCGATGCACAAAAGGCTGGTATGGCATTGACGGGGAAGATGGAAAGCCCGCTCCATTCAGCCAGGACGCTGCGGCCGCCGCATATACGGCCTTCCCTGAGCTTGCCGATAGAGCCAGCCAGTTCATTTTCAATCGTGCAAATTTTTTCAAGACGGCCTCCGGAGGCTGACGGAGGCCGTTAGGGCGACGTGCGTGCTGGATGTGCCCGAGAAGCAAGGAGCTACTACGCTCCGCAAGCAGCTTGAGCACATCCACGTTGTGCACGGCATTCGAGATGCCAGGCTTGATTCTGTGCACGTCCCGGAAGGGTTTGAGTACCTATGGGCCGTGTTCTGGGAAATTCGCGGAGGAGTAAGCGAGGGCATGTCTGGCCAGAAAATCACCTGGCGAGACCTTGCTGACTACAGAGCGATAACAGGCTGCGACTTTGATGCATTCGAGGTGCAGGCAGTCATGGCAATGGACGCTGAGGTTGCGGCGTACCTGAGGGAGCGGACGGATGACTGAGAAAAAGACCCTTGTCGTAGAAGTCACGCCCAAAGGTATAGCTGAAGCCAAGCGCCAGCTTGATGAGCTGGCGGGTGCCGGCAAGCGCAGCGAAGACAGCTTTGGAAGCTTGGCCAAACGCATCGCCGGATGGACCAGTGTTGCGAATGTCGCCGTGCAGGCCGGCCAAGCGCTCATCCGTGGCACTGTCGAGCTGGCCAAGCAGTCCGTTGTTCTGGCGGCGGGGTATGAAAAAGCGCGCATTACTTGGGGCGTGCTTGTTGGCGATATGGAGCGCGGCAACGAGGTTTTTAATCAGCTCCGTGATTTTGCTACCCGCACGCCGCTATCGTTTGAGTCGATAGAATCTGCCGCTCAGACGCTTAAAGGCTTTGGAGTTGAAACCTCGCAGCTTATCCCGACGCTCCAGAAGCTTGGGGACATGTCGCGAGGCGATAGCTCCGCGCTCGGTGGTCTAGCGCTCGTTTTCGGCCAGGTTAAAGCCCAGGGCCGTGCGATGACGCAAGACCTGTACCAGTTCATCAATGCAGGAATTCCGATTTTCAACATGCTCGGTGAATCCCTAGGGGTTTCTGCAGGCCAGATTAAAGAGCTGACCGCACAAGGCAAAATTGGCTTCCGCGAAATAGAAGACGCAATCAATAAGGCTACGTCATCCGGCGGGCAGTTTGCAGGGATGATGGACAAGACTGCGGAGACTGCATCTGGCAAGTGGTCCACGGCGGTGGACAACGCCAAGAACGCGATGGCAGACCTCGGCACGGTACTCCTTGATATTGTGCTCCCCGCCCTTGATGCGTTTAACGACGCCATGGAGCGCGGGGCGAAAATCAAGGGGATTTTTACCGCTGTCACCGAAGGCACTAGCGATATATCAAAAGCCATCGCGGACATCCAGGGCATACTTGCTTTGGCTGAATCCAACCGGAAAGAATTTGAAAAGCAGTACGTGAAGGGTGGACAGCTTGGTTTTATGTCCACCCAGCAAATAATCGAAATGTATCAGCGCCAGCTGGATGGCCTCATAGCGCTCCGCGAGCGTGCTGAACGCGAAGGCTTTAGCTTCAGCGATGAAGGCCGAATAACTGATATTCCCGATGCTCCGCGGTCCCCGGCCGGTACCGCCGATTGGCGCGCCAAGCTCACCGACATTACTGGCATCGATGCCACCGGCTTGTCAGGCATATCGACCGTCGAAAAATATGTTGAACTCCTCATGACCGGGGCTGAGCGGGCCGTCTCGTTCGGCGATGCGCTCTCAGGGGTTTACTCCGATGTTCAGGGCCAGGTCCGCGAGACCATCGAGGAGCTGCTCGATTCAGGATTGTTCTCCGAGGATGATCAGACGATCAAAAAGCTCCGCGAATACTACGTTTTGTTTGGCCAGATGATGGACCAGGAGAAGCGCGCCGAGGAGCTATCGTCCAAGGGAAAACCCACGATTATTTCCGGCGTTCCAGGAGCTGCAGGCGATACAAATTTCATCGTCAACAAAGAGCTGGTTGATTTGTACCAGCGTCTAAGAGATGTGAAGGATCCTCTTGTAAAGCTCCAATGGGAAGAAGTCCGGGCAAAGATGGAGGCAGCCGGGGCTACTGCGATTCAGGTAGAACAGGGCCGTCAGTTGTTTGAGGTTACGAATGCTCAGGCTCAGTTGATTGATGAGCAGATCAGAAACCTCGAGCGATACAAGCAAACGATCGAGGCGATCCAGGAAGCCTTTAAGCAAGCCGGCATGAATGCCTATGTGGATGTATTTAAGTCGCTGGGCGAGGCAATGGCTTCCGGGGCGAACGCTGGAGAGTCGTTCGCCTTGGCGATGGGGAATATCGGCATCCAGCTTTTGAATCAGCTGCCCATGATGCTTCTGTCTGCTGGCTTGCAAGCGATCACGATGGGTAACTGGCCGCTTGGGCTTGCATTGCTTGGAGCTTCTGGCCTGGTGGCCGTGGGCGCAGGAGTCGCGAATACAAAAAGTGCGACTCCGCACGCCAATGGAGCCGCGTACTCCTCGCCGTCTCTCCATGCGTACGCCAATGGCGTCTATAACAGCCCGCAGTTTTTTGGGTGGGAAGGCTCGCGCGCATTTGCCAATGGCGGTGTTTTCGCGGAAGCGGGGCCAGAGGCCATCATGCCGTTGTCCCGGGATTCATCGGGCCGCCTCGGGGTGCGCGCCGAGGGAGTCAGTGCAAGCGTACAAGTCATTGTAAACAACAACGCCGCAGGCACAGAAGCCAAGCAGACCGAAGGCATCGGCCCTAACGGCGAAAAACAAATCATCGTGACCATCGAAAGCGTAGTCAAAGGCGCGATTGCTTCAGGCAAACTTGACGGCGCGATGGCTCGGTATGGCGTAGCGCCCAAGGGAGTGAGGACTTAATGGCAGTTTGGCCGGCTACTTTACCGCAAGCGCCTCTGACTGATGGTTTCTCGGAAGTTCCGCAGGACGGCACGCTCCGCACGGAAACTGATATCGGGCCGTCAAAAACCAGACAGCGGTTCACCGCACTGGCTTCGTACTACACCGTCCGATACGTGATGACCGCGGCGCAGAAATCTACGTGCATCGGTTTTTACAAGACTGATACGAAAGGTGGATCGCTTGCCTTCACCTGGCCGCACCCTGAAACCGGCAACGTGCAGGCTAGGTTTTTGTCGCCTCCAAAATTCACGCCGCGCGAAACTGACGTTGTGGCTGATTTAGCTTTAGAGGTGCTGCCATGAGGACGATAGACGCACGGGCTCGCGCGAGCCTTAACGCAGAATCTGGCGGATACAGCTTGCCTGTATTGCTTGAGATCACACACGGGGTTGCCGGATATACCAATCCGCTCAGGATCGTAAACAACACGGTGGCGCTGACCTATGACGGCAACGAATACCAGCCGTATCCATTCCGTTTTGATCCGCCAGACGTGCTGGAATCGGGCCAAGTCGCAAACGCGCGGCTGACTATCTCCGCAGTGGATCAGCAGATCGCAGCCATTATCAGGTCCACGTCCGTACCACCCACCGTGCGCGCAATCGCGATGTACTACTCTGACGAA